TTCATGCCGAATTTAAGCGATGAAGAGATCGCGCGGATCACCGCATCCAGTGCCGCCACGGCTAAAGCCGTCGGAATCATGACCGATAAAATATCGACCGGATCCGAAACTGCCGCCGCCGACATCCGAGAGCTAGTCGAAGCTGCCGAAAGTTTGCAGGAAATTGTCGACGTCAATATGTCCGACACGTCCAGTGGCTTCGACGGATTCGCCGATAATGTGATGACCAAGCAGGAGATGATCATTCACGCGATGAAGAACGCCTCCGATTCGATGACGGATTCGTTTATGGAATTTTGCGAAACGGGGAAAATGGATTTCAGTTCCTTTGCCGAGTCGGTCATGCAAGACATCGCTCGCATGACCTTTCAGCAGAGTGTATCGAATCCGATTTCGGGTCTTTTGTCGAACGGCATCGGATCGATGTTCGGCAGCTCGGATGTTTCTGGTTCATCTGGCGGCGGGTCATCCGGCTGGCTGTCCGGTTTATTCGGCGGAGCAAATGCCGTTGGCGGAGATGTGCTCAGTGGGCGATCTTATCTCGTAGGCGAAAAAGGCCCCGAGATCATGACCACCAAGTCCAACGGCACGGTCATCCCCAACGCCGCGCTCGGCGGTGGTGGAACCACCATCAACTTTAACGTCACTGCAATGGACTCCGCCAGCTTTTCAACTCATTTGGCAAAACATAAATCCGAAATCTCCGGCATCGTCGAAGGCGCGTATGCGCGCCGTGGCAAAAGAGGGCCTTTAACCGCATGAGCACATTTCCAACAGCTCCAAAACCAGCTAGCTGTAAAATTCGCAGCGCATCGCCTTCGTTTGTTTCGACTGCGCAGAGTTTGCGCCAGGTGGTCAGCTCCCGCAACGCCCACCGATGGAGCCTTGAGCTGGTTTATCCTCCCATGACTCGCGCCACCTTCGCGCCGCTTTGGGCGTTCCTGAACGATCAGCAGGGCCGCGTTGGTTCATTCAATTTTACCTTGCCGGAGCATGCGCCGCTTGGAACTCTCGCCGGAACACCCGCCGTGCTCGGCGCGTCTCAAACCGGAAAGGAACTCTTAACCGATGGCTGGACACCGAATTCAATTGGTGTTTTAAAAGCAGGCGACTTTTTTCGCATTGGATCGGACTATAAAACCTATCAGGTAACCGAAGATGTGGACGCGGATGCTGATGGGGAGGCCGATATTCCGCTCAATGTTCCGCTGGCCTCCGTTCCGTCCGACTCCGATTTGATCACCGCGGATAGTCGTTTTCGGCTCTCTTTAGCCGACGACAACATCGATGTCGACATCTCAACCGTCCTGCACTACGGCCTCACCATCCAATTGTTGGAGGTGCTATACTAATGTCTCGCACCCTCACTGATGCTGTAAAATCTGCCGCCCTGCAGAACCGAATTTCAACCTGCCATTTGTTGACGGTTTACCTCGATGGAACCACCATCTATTGGTGCGATTATCATCGCGATGTGGTGTTCGATGAGAACAACTACAGCCACGCAGGCGATCTGCTCGGCTTTGATGGGCTCGACGAGACCTCCGACATCGCCGTCAATTCCGTCACCTGCTCACTTTCCGGCGTCGACACCGACAACACCGCGCTGGTGCTCTCCAACTACTACATCAACCGCCGCCTGACTATCCACCGTGCGTTTTTTGACGACGACGATGCGCTGATTGCCGATCCAGTTCTCATTTTCGACGGACGAATGAACCGTCCGCAACTCGACGAAGATCCTGCCAACGGAACCTCCACTCTTTCCGTCGAGGCTGGCAACCAGTTTGCCGACTTCGAGCGCAAGCCGGGTCGCCACACGTCCAGCGATGAGCAACGAATGTTTTTTCCCGATGACCTAGGACTTGAATATGCGACAGAAATCGACAAAACCCTCACTTGGGGTAGCTGAAGGTAGGGACGGCTCGCCGAGCCGTCCGCGCCTGCCAGACTGGGAACCTCGCCTGATCGCCTTCGCGGATTCCGTGCAGGGCGATCCTTTTGTGCTCGGGCAGACCAACTGCTCCATTCTGGCCGCCCGCGCCATCGATGCGATGACCGGTTCCAACCATTGGAAAAAATTTGCAGCGGTTGCAACCACTGACGAGTCTGAATTGTCCGAAGCGTCCGACCGCCGAACGCGCCGCGAGTTTGAGGCCGCTGGTTTTTCCAAGGTTCGGAAAAACTTCGAACAGCCCGGCGACATCCTGATCGGCTGGAAGAAACCGTTTGAACGTTGCGCCGTTTGTTTGGGTGGCGGCAAGGTGTTGACCTCCAACCGCGACAAAGGCGTCATCATCATCCCACTCGCCCTGTTTTGTCGGGCCTATAAACCGGAGGGCTTCCGATGGGCGTAGAAACACTGATTGCTGCCGCTATTTTTGTCGGCAAAGTTGCCGTTTCTGCCGCTATTTCGTTCGGCGTTTCCTACGCCGCCCAGTCTCTTTTTGGTCAGGATGTAGAGACGCCGTCTTTCGACGATTCGATCAGCGAGAATGTCGAGGGGGCTACCAATCCGATCCCCATCATCTATGGCCGGCGCACCGTCGGCGGCGGGAAGGTCTTCACGGACGTTTCAGGCTCGGAAAATAAGTATCTGCACACCGTTATCGCACTCGGTGAAGGCGAGGTCTATTCCATCGAGGACATTTTCCTCGACGATGTTTCCATCACGGATGCCGACTATTCAAGCAATGCCTGGGGATATAAGCACACTGGATCAGATACGCAGACTGTCGATGCGTCTCTCAACGGCTTGCTGCCGGAAAAATGGACGGTCAACCATCGTCTGCAGGGTCTCGCCTATGTTTACGTCCGGCTTTTATTTGATCGTGATGTGTTCGACCGTGTTCCGACCATTACCGCCGATGTAAAAGGAATAAAGGTCTATGATCCGCGCACCGAAACCACCGCATGGAGCGATAACCCCGCGCTCTGTCTGCGCGATTATCTAACCAACACTCGCTATGGTCGCGGAATCCCTGAGTCCATGATCGACGACGAGGCCATCACTGCCGCCGCCAACTACTGCGAGCAGCAGGTCACGTTCTACGACTCGACCGGATCGAGCTATCAGGACAATCGCTACCGTTGCAATGGTGCGCTGAGTATCGACGACAGTTCGCTCGATAATGTCAAAAAAATCCTTTCATCCTGCCGCGGAATGCTCGTCTTTTCCGCCGGAAAATATAAACTGGTGATCGATAAGCCGGAAACCGCATCCTTCACGTTTGATTCCGACAACATTGTCGGAAAAATCTCGATGGGCCTCGGCGATAAATCCATCGTGTTTAATCGCATGCGCATCCGCTATTTCGACGAGGATCTCGGTTGGGAGTCAAACTACTACGTCTACGACAACGCCACCGTTCGCGCGGCACAGGACGACGATCAAATCCTCGAAGGTTCGCTCGATCTCCTCATGACCTCCGAAATCGTCCGCGTCGAGCAGATCGCCCAGCAGGAAGTCAAACGCTCCCGCCAGTCCATCGTCTGTTCCTTTGATTCCACACTCGAGGCCTTGCAGTGCGATGTCGGCGATGTGGTGAATCTCACACAGGAGCGCTTTGGATGGGATGAGAAAAAATTCCGCGTCGTAAAAATCGGCCTCAAATCCGAAGATACGGTCTCCGTCAGCCTCAAGGAATATGACGCCTCTGTCTATACGCTTGATGCCTACACTCCGCCGTCCGAGCCCGACACTCTCACCCCGGGCTCTTATAATTACGACCCGCCCAACAATGTCTCTGTCACCTCTGGAAATTCCGAATTGCTGATTGCCGGTGACGGCTCGCTGATCAGTCGCATCCGCCTCGCTTGGACTTCGCCGGAAAATGGATACTGCACCGGCTTTGAAGCGGGCTTTAAACTCTCGACGGAGGATAACTGGACGGACTACGCGCTCTCCGGCGACGTGCTACAGCACATCTTCTCGCCCGTTCAAGATAGAACCGACTACGACCTCCGCGTCCGAGCCGTCTATTTCAACGGCGCACACTCCGCCTGGGTGACCGACGAGGACCACACGGTGCAGGGGAAATCTGCCCTGCCGGATACGCCGTCCGGTTTTTCCGTTACCAACGAAGCCAACAACATCAAAAAGTTTGTCTGGAGCGAGGTCAGCAACCTCGACCTGCGCGGCTATCGCGTCCGCTACACATCCGGCTCGACCGGCGAATGGGCCGACATGACCAGCCTGCACTCTGGAAACCTCGCGGGCTCGCCCTGGGAAACCGGATCTATCACCGCAACCGGTGATCACCGCTTTGGTCTTGTTTCCGTCGACACCTCCGGCAACGAGTCCGCGCCCGTCTATTTCAATCTGACGCTTGAAACAACAGGGGAAACCGATACGCCGCCCGGCGCACCGTCCGGCCTCGCCGCAACCGCCATGTATCTTTCCGTCTTTTTGGAGTGGACAAACCCGACATTCAACTTTTCCGAAACCGAGGTCTGGATCTCCGATACCAACGATCGCACCGCCGCCACCTTGCTCGCCTCCACTGTTGCCCCGATCTTCCAGATCGAGCGCGAAGATGGTGACACCGCTTACATTTGGATCCGCTCCAACAACTCCGCCGGAACGCCCGGTCCGTTCAATACCGGAGAAACCGCCGGAACCTCCATCGCCGCACTAACCACAATTGATTCCACCTCCGCCGCGGCCATCACGGCCACCGCTGCGAAAATCGCCACCCTCTAGGCCTTTCTCAAGCCTCGCTTCTCAAAAATCAGATACGTTTCATGTAAATCTTCTCTCGTTCCCGGTAGATAGTGCTTGACCGAAAACCCCATGAAGGGAAATTCAGCTCTAATCGTACCGCTACCAACTTCTTGAATTTATATTGATTTTTAAATCAACAATCATCAATCAACAATAGTGCCTGAACGGGGTTTTCGTTCAGGCACTAGATAGGCCCTTAGTTCAGATTTCGTAACATGGTTGAAAAACAGGTCTTCTTTTTGGACATTATCGGGCGTGGTGAAGCCTTCTCGAAGCATAGGTTTCAGGCTGGCTCTCGCTTTTTCACTACTGACACCTGAGGGCCAGTGTCCAATTTTCATGCAATCCCCCAAAAATTAAGGAGTCACGATTATTTT